ATCTTCTTTCTTTGTGAAAGTTGCGAATAACTTGTTTGCCAATTCTTGTATGCTTATATTATATTCCATAAATATGTTACTTTTTAACTAAAGCGCCATAATTTTCTCCAACACTCATACGAGTTGGGAACCCATCTGCTTCTAATTCTTGTTTAATGATTGGTAATAATTTTTTAATTTCTGATTTATCTACGTCCAACAGTATTGAGTCGTATGTGTATAATACTATTTTTGTTTTTTTGCCATCTAACAGTTTTAATATACGTTTTAACGCTAGTACATTATAATATGTTTCGTATGACTGGATTAAATAGCTTAATATTTTATTTTTATTTGGGTCTGTTATGTACCGATGTAATATACAATTATCACCAGCTATTTTTAACCCCATGTATTCTTTAAATTCTTTATACTTTTCATCTAACCATTCATTTAGTTTACTAAAAAATGGAAACCATGCATATTCATCTCTAATACCACCATATATGTTTTGAAACATAATTTCTTTAGGCACTTCATCATATGGTTCACCAGTAAACTCATAACCAATCATTTTAGCAATGATACGTGGATGGTAAGCACTGTAATCAAACTCAACAAATATGTTGTTGTTTGGTTCAAATGATTCTCGTGCTGGTCCTTTAGGTAAAGCGGCGAAATTAACGCCATTAAAGGCGTTTGACGGGCGGGTAGTTAAATTGTATAGATTATATTGAGTAAACACTGTATTCCCGTAAATCGAATTATCTTTCCATGTTACTTCAAAATGTTTATTAAACTTACGTGGCTCAATACCTATACCGTTTTTCTCAATCTGATGAAATACTTCAGTGAATGGTCCATTTAAAAATTCATTTACTTTATAGAAATCTTTAAAACAAAATTTGTCAGTTGCCTTTTTATATATATTCTCCCATTTCTCATAATGTTTAGATATGGGTATAAGTGAATTTACTTCTTTTAAATGATATTTCTGTCTATTAAAATCAATGTGTACTTTAGTGTCAAACTCTGTTTCATCAATATACTCAATAAAATTTATATCATATAACTTATCACCAGGTAAAAAGTACATATGATATTTTTTATCTAATACTCTTACCACATCATGACTAGTGATAAACTGTTTAACATCGGTCCAATCTAACTTAAATGCTTCACTATGATTAATAGGCAATATATAACCTTTTTCTCCATTATGGTAATAAACTAAACATGGTTCAGTTAGTGATGGATGGTGGTTATCGTTTTGTGGTATAACACTTACAAAACAATTATCAGTCTTATGTTGCGATAAATAATCTAGTTGTTCTTTTGTTTCGACAATGTAATACATAACCTTTATTATACACTAAATATATAATAAAAATTTTGGATAACCAAACTTATTTTGTTATTCGAGCAAACTGGAGTGGATTGGTAAACACGTTTGTTATACCTGGTATTGTTTTTGACGCCACTTGTAATGAACGTAAGTTAGTATCTTCAATACCTGACTCACGTCGTATGTTATTGTCGTACACATCAAATTTAGGTCCTGTTAGTTTCCATAACATTTGAACTACATTATAAGCGTTTTGTATAGTTAAGTTGTTACTTATAGTATTATAATTAGACTCATTTATCTCTACAATATAAGGTTGTACACTTGCTTTTAATTGGACTACATAACGGGTATAGTATCCTTTTGTGTAGTTAGCCTCAGTTGGTATTACTAAATCACCTTTAAATAAAGGCGCGTCTAAGTTGTTAGTAAATGTTTTAGTGAATCTATACGTTGCCTGATTGTTTTTTAAAACATCATTTACTGTTGTAGCAGCATTTGCTCTAGTATCAATTAATAAAAGTGAAGATCCAGTATGTGTTTCACCTGACCAATAATTACCCTGTCCATCTTTATGAAACCAACCATTATATGACTGTCCATTATCAGATATACTAAATCTGAAGCTTTGGTCATATCCCGTTTCTACTATATTTGATTGTGGTATAAACATTATTGTGTTGTATTAACAAGTTCGGTAAATGGTGGTGTTGAAGATAAATATAAAGATAAATTAAGTTGACTTGTATTGGTTTGGAAATAATTATAAAATCCAAGTCTTATTTGATTCAATCCATCTTTATCCACAATTGTACCATTTTGAGTCCACTGAGTGATAGATGTAGTTGGACTAGTATTTCCAAATCCTTGTTGTGATTTCACATCAAAAACTTTAGTAAGATTAGTTACTACATTGGTTGTTGGAGGTTGAGTTAATGAAGCCGCTATTATAGGATTAGCTATTGGTGAGTTAAATGTAAATTCGGTTTTTTGCCAATTTGTAATATATTTTGAGTAAACAGGATTATTTAATACACTATTAACATCTGGTTCATCAAAATAAACATCCAATATCACATTATTTGTACCTACTGGTTGGTTTTTAATAATATTTGAGTAAGTAAATTGTTTTGTTGTGAGTGTAAAGTTACCACCTGCTATTTTAGATAAATAACTCGCATCCCATATTCTTTTATAAGCATCATGAACACCAGCGCTCCATGTTTTATTTTTTAAAGTTGTTATATCAGATGGAGTATTTGTTGGTACTATAAATGTTCCTTTAATTTTAGCTGGGTCAAATATAAACTTGCTGAATTTGCTTATATCGAATTTAACAGGTTGTCCTGTACTTGTTTGTGATAAAAAATCATTATATGTTTGTGGAAAAGTAGTGTCAGATCCTTTTATTTGAAATGCTTTATCATACCAATTTTTAAGAAAATCTTCTATATAACTAACAGTACTGTAATTCACTAATAATGAAAATCCAGCGTCAGGAATATATCTTCTATATCGAGATGTTAAGTTTCCAGTTACAGCATTATTACCAGGAACATTTGCGGTTGTACCTATTAAAAGTTGTTCAATTGTATTTTTTGAATTAAGAACATCATTAGGTAAACCCATATCAAGTGTTTGACCATCAATATATAACATATTAAATGTTATAAATGATAAATAATCACATAATGCATTTACTAAATAACTATTTGTTTGAGCTTGATTAAATAATTTATTAATAATTTTTTTAGTTGCTTTTTGTTCATTACCTATTACTTTTAATTCAGTTTTAGTATCTAATAAACAAATTTGAGTTTTTAACTCTGTTGTCCAATCATTATTTTGTAATTTATGATTAATACCAGTTATAATAAAGCCTAAATTTTTATTATAGTAATCATTTGGTAAGATAGAATTATCAATAGTGAATATTTGTCCTATAATAAAACCACCAATACCATCAAGTGTTATTTCTAATTCAAATGGAATTAGAGCTTTAAAGTCTACATCTTTACCATTTAATTGATAATGTATTGTTTTTAAAGCGTTACCGGCGTTTGATATTTCACTTGATGTAGGTATGATTGTATACTGTAAATCTCCACCATTAGGTATTCCTAAAACTTTATCAGTAATATATTTTTTTAAACCTTCTAATGTTTTATATATGTTATAATAATAAGCTTGTTTGCCAGTTAATTGTGAAGCTCCAGTTAAAGTTGGTTGATTAACATACTGAATGTTATTTAATATTCTATCAGTTAATCCTTTATTAAATTGTTTTTGTGTAGATGTGTAAACATCTCCTAAGTTATTAATACCACCATCACCACTAGTTGCTGCTCCAATTCCAATCATTGTTGATTGTTCAGCAAATATACGTGAATTAATTTTTACATCACGACATATACTATTTAATCCTAATAAACTAAAATTAAATTTACTATCTTTAGTTCCACTTTCAAGATAATGCACATCAATAATTTTAGCAGTTCCTCTAGTACTGTGTACTTGAAAGTTATTTATACCACCTAAAGAAAAGGAAACTGCGTCTAATATTTTTTGTAATAATGTAAGTACATTAACACCATCTGATTTAGCTGCTTCTGTTCTAAATATACTTAATATTTTACTAATTGAAATATATATGTTACCTATAGAACCAAGACTTGTAGAACCTTGATCTAAAAAGTCTTTTAATTCACCTGGCTGAGGTGTTCCTGAGTTGTTTATAAATACTTTTTCATCTACACTAGGAGAAAAACCTGTTGTATTATCAGCTATAAAAGTTGCTTTTGGATTTTTAATTAAACATGTTGTTGGATCTATACTAACTGAATCTTCACTAGCTAAACAAGGTGTTTGTTGTGGTATTTCAATTTTAGTTATATTTACTATTCCTTGTTTAGGAATTAAATATATATTCAATAAAGCTATAAAAGCATCCATACTAATTAATTCAATAGCTATTCCTTCAGTTCCTCCATCACAATATTTAATAAATGTATGTTTATTTAAATCTATATCAGGATAAAATTTTTTAACTTCATTATTTATAGATTCAAATTTAGCATCGGCTTGAGCTCTTAAATCTACTGGGTTTGATCCAGCTACATATAATTCTCCAGGTGCTGTTATATTTGTTCCTGGTAAAGTAACATTTTGAGAATAAGCTCCATCATTTATACTACCAATAATATTTAAAAGTATACTTTCAAGCATAGTAGTAACTAATTGATCTGGTGTTTGAGCATTTGAATTACCAAATGAAAAGTTAGTAGTTGTACTTGCTTTTAATGATTCTAATACTTCACCTCTAGATATTAAAACTGTTGAACATTGAAAACCACCATTAGGAAGTAATTGCCATGAAAAGTTTTTAACATAACCTAACATAGCATCATAATTACCTTTAGATGATTTTACATCATCATCTATTTTTTTATATATTATTTCATCAGTTAAATTAGTAGCAAATGGATTTAATGTTAATGTATCAAATGATTTTATTTTAATATCTGATGGTGTTTTATTTATCTCTGCTTCACTATGGTCTAAATATTCTGACCAACCCCATTCTAAAAATACAGTATAACCTGGTCTCATAAACAATAACTCAAGTTCTTCAAGTTGATGTTTATCCCAAGCATAAAATTCTACAGTTGCTTCTCTTAGTGAACCATAAGCACTTTTATTTACGACTGATGCTTGAGCAATACCAGGCATTGGTCTTAAGCCAAATGGTCTTGATATTTCTTTTCCATTAATTAAACTATTTATGTCTAAATTACTAGCGTACGCTCCACTTTGTTTTCCAACTCCTGATCTTAAAGCAAATTCATTATCTCCTTTATTATATAAAGTACCTCCTTCTAAAATATACTTTTTAGATAAATCATCTTTACCGTTATAATTAACAAATGAGGTCATTCTAACCCATGAGTTTTTTCCAGTTGTATATCTTAGGAAATTAGCGTCACGAGAACCAGATGTGGAAACTACACTTTCACGAGCTTTTAACTGCGCGGCGGTTACAGGATCAAGAGTACTTTTAAATATAGACATAACACGTTTTAAGAATTTAATTGATTAAAATCTCTCAATATTTGAGGCAGATTACCTGGTATTCGTAATTGAAAACCAAGTGTTGGATATAATGAATCATTTGGTAAATCAGGATTAGCAACTGATAATACCCACCATAATGTTGGGTCTTTATAAAATTGATAAGCTAATTTATCTAAACGATCACCATATATAGTACTTAAGTAAACATCGTTTTCAGATAAAGGAATATCTGGATATCGTGTTGATGAGCGATATCTAGTTACTTTTGGGTATTGTACTGATGGTACAGTTTGGATTATTGGGTTGTTACTATAACGGTCCATGATAATAAATATTAACCTAAATACTTATTTTTAGATTGGTAATTACTATAAGCAACACTATCCGGTGTTATAAACGGTACTGTTTCTCCTGTTTTAGGTAAGAAAGTATGTATTGGTTTAAATGATAATGCTACTTTAATTAATTTTGGTACTTCATATTGTGTATCATCAATAGTACCATCTTCTTTTAAAGCAATTTCCCAATGTGTATCTAATAAACCTGATAGTTTAACATCAGTAAATACACCTGGTTGTCGGTAAATGTAATCACCCACTGTTAAATAACCTATATTACCTCTCATTTTACCTGATGTTGTATAATCAGGAGCGAATGTAGACATTAAGTAATTTAATTTATTATATAATGGTTTCATCTCAGCTGGTGAGTGAGCATACATTGTAAATGATACATTTATATCTCTTGTAAAGCCGTTATAAACATAAAACTCTTCACCTCGTCCCATATAACGATAAGCATCCCACTTAGCATTCATTCCATCATTAAAATCATCTAAATATGCTCTAAATGCTAATACATTTGTATTAATTCCTGCTGATGAGACAGGTTCATCATTATTTAAAAATTCAATTCTAAATTTAATAATGTCACGACCATATATTCCATTTGTATTTGGAATTACATCTGATGAACGTATTTTTGCTTCTGAATTAGAGAAAAATGTATTACTATCAGTGATATTAATCATATTGATAGAATCAGATTTTTTCTTAGCGGAAGTACCTATTCTTGTTTCTATATCAGTTCCATTAACAAATATTTGTCTATTATTTGGTAAAGGAGAAAAAGCTAATTGTGTATGAGTTGATGAGTCTTTTAAAGGTGAATTAGCTATTGGATTAGCTGATTCTATTTGAAGAAATCCTGTACTAGATGTTGGGTAATTAGAAGCATTTATATAATTTTTTCTTTGAGATGGAGCTGTGTCAATACGTGTTCTACCTAATCCATAAGGAGAATTTGGTCCACTACTATAAGTTTTTAAATTTATAGGGCTTCCATTATTATAATCATTAATATTTTTAAGTATACTACCTAAATAACTAACTAATCTATTTGTATTTTTATCAGGTTGTTCAAAATTAATTTGTTTGTCTTGATTGTTATTATTATCAGTAGCTATTTTTTCATAGCTATAAGTGTTAGTAGGTATTAAACCATACCTATTAACGTGTAACCCAAATGCTGTACCACCAACTGATGCTAGTGTATTTAACGGACTATATAGTCTAGTTTGTTGTGTTATTTCAGCTTTTGTTTTTGAAACACCAGGTGAATTTTTATTTACTGGGTATTCTAATAATGGATTTGAACGTTGTAAACCAAGTTGTTTAACAGACCATAATGCACCTTTATTAGTTTTTAAAAAATCAAAAATGCGGGTTTCATCTTTTTTAACAGCCAACAAAGCATTTTTCGCACCACCACGTATTAAACCTTCATCAGACAAAGTAAATTGATCTTTTGATTCAGGTACTGTTGGCTTAGGTGAGTAAGTGACATTTGGATTATTTGCTGTACCAGCAAACGTTCCATTCACTGTATTGTTATAATACTGTGCTAAGTTAGAAGTGTTCTGTAAAGTTAAAAACGGCATTTATTAATTGGTTTAGTATCTTCCTTCTTTAGGTCCTTTTTGGCTATATGTTCCACCTAAAGCTGGATAGAATGGTTTGCCTGCGAAGTTATCAGGAGCAGATACTGGTGGATTAGATATAGCTAGGGTTGAACCTACTTTTCTTCCACTTAATAAGTCTTGTGATTTAATTAATTCACCGTTTGGAGCAAGTGCTTGAATATCTGATGTAGTTTTTTGACTAACATTTTCAAAGTTAGGACCAGGTTGTCCTTTTAAACCGTACTTGCTAGATTTTAATTTGTCTAATAAAGCCATGATATTATTGTTTTATATAAATATGTTAAGCAAATGAACTATTAGCACCATATTGGCTTGAAGCCGTATTCCATTCCGCTATTGTTTTACCACCTACAACTAAGTTAATAACTTGTGGTGTTGGATTTGATTGTTTTGTACCTAATGAACCTGGAGGTCCTGTCCATATATCATTACCTTTAAATACATTGTTAGGTGTTGTTGTTGCTATTACTGTATCGTTGTTATTTAACGCGTATACTCCTTTAGGTGTTACTAATGATCTATCCCCATAGCCTGGTGTTGATATACCATCAGCCATGTATCCTAGACCACCACCAATTGCTCCTCCAACTAATGCTCCTAAAGGTCCAAAGAAACTTCCCGCGGCAACTCCAAGTAGTAATCCAGTAATTGTTTTCACTATAGTATTAAATGTGTCTCCTAATTTAATAGCACTATTAACCATGTTATTAAAACTATCAGCCAATGCTTGTGGGTTAATATCTTTAAAAGCTAAACCAATAGCTTCTTGAAGTTTAACCATAGCAATTTGGAATTTTTCTTGTGCTGATTGTGCTTCTAAACGTTTAGCTACTTCATCACCTAATGCTTGATTTAATTCTTCTTGTGTTTTACCTTCTGCTTTTAAAGTATTATATCGTTCTAATAAACTATCTTTTTCAGCGTTATTACCTAAACGTCTTAGTCCTTCAATTGCTTTTTGTTCAAAGAATATGTCTGACAATTGTGCTCTATCAAAACCAAATGCTTCAGCTAATGCTTGTTGTTGAATAACATTCATTTTCATGAACTCATCAAATCCACCTGCTTGAACATTTAATTCTTGCATCAATGTATTCATATCACCTTGTAAAGCAGCTGCTCTAGCTCTTTCAAGATTTAATTGTCTACCAGTTAATAATTCTGCTTTTAACTCGTTTTCAATTGATGTTTCAAAATTTAAAAGTGAATCAGATGTTTTTTGTACATCTTCTAATTGTAAACCAAACAATTTAGCTTGTGTAACTGCTTTAGTTAATTCATCTGTATTTCCTCTAAAATTAGCTCTGATTGTACCAGTTGTAGATAATACTTTAGTTAATATTTCTCTTGAATTAACTAATAATTTATTTTCAGCTCCAATTGCTACAGCTGTTCCTAATATACTATTTTTAGTTTTAGCTACATCACCACTAAATGCTAAAGCGTTTTTAGCTAATGCTGCGCTTTCTTGATCACTTAATCCTAAACCTTTAGTTGCTACAACTATATCTTTTGTAAATTTGTCTGAGTATGTAGCTACAAATCCCATTTGTGTAGCTAAATCAGTCATTGTTTTAGTTATATCATCTAATGAGTATTGAAAATCAGTTGATGAAGCAACTATTTGTTGGAATTGATCTACTATTTGTGAAGCACCTTCTCTACTAGCACCAAATGATTTTTGTAAATCTACTAATCGTTTATCTGCTTTAAAAATGGATTCACCTATAAACTGAATTATTTTAAATATAGCTGTTAATGCTATTAGTGGGCCAGCTGCTGATAGTTGAGACATAAATTCACTAGCTCCTGCTTTCATAACATTAAATGTACTTCCGCCTTTTTTAGCTGTGATTTCCATTGCTTTGTTAACTTTATTAAAGTCAACAACATCGCCTATAATAGGAATTTTAGATAAACCTCTCATTAGTTTACCTGCTATACCTAGTTTATTGTTTATTTTATCTTGGTTATCACTTTCTTCTTGTAATCTATTATTTACTTCATCAATATAATTGATTTGTCCTTTTATACTCGCGACTATTGCGTTGGCATTCGCTAAAGCTTTTTCAGCTTTTTTAAGTTGTTTACCAGTTAAATTTTCAGCTATAGCTTTAAATTTTGCTACTTCATTTTCAGCCGCGGCCATATCTGTTTTTAGATTACTTATAATATTTTCATTTTTAAGTCTTTGATTAGTTAATTCTTTTTGAGTTGCATAACCATCAATAATTCTATCTTGTAATTTTCTACTACTTTGTATAGCAGTATTTATTTTTTGAGCATTACTTTCAATACCTTTTAATAAACCATCAGTGATAGCATGTTGATCAGAACTTACTTTTAATTCCTTATTATATTTTTTAATAGCATCTATGTTCTCTTTTATAGACTGGCTAATACCATCAGTATTATTTTTTATATCACTATAAAATTGGTCAATATTACTTAATTCATCTTCAATATCTTTTAATCGGTCAAGATATCGTTCAGTATTGTTAATCAATTTTAAAAACTCCTCATTAGTCAACTTTTTCTTAAGCAGAATTTCAGTTTCTGCTTTTAATATCTGTTGTGCCTGGGTTAGTGGATCTAAAGCCATATTAAGTTATTACGTGTATAAATATGAAAGCGCCCTATTTTTTAGGCGCTTTTACATTGGATGTGAAATCTGCTTGAGGTATGTTAGGTCGTGCTAATGTGTTCTGCATCGTTGTTTTACCACTTGCTTTTTCTCGTTCTTCGTTTTGTTTCTCAATAAACTCATTTATTTTACGGATATGAAATTTTCTATAATGGATTGGCATTGAATATACATCATCATATGTGAATCCACCTTTACCATGATAAACTAAATCATGGATTTCACCCATTATAATAGGTCTATGAGCGGGTGTCAGGGAGAAGAAAGCTAACATTAAGAGGTATGTTAACGCCCTCCACAACGTCACCATTATCTTTTACATAATTGAATTTCAATTCTAAATCTGGAGAGATTTTATTGTAGTAGTTACGTAATGCTTGAGAGTCTCTAACCAACATATTATCAACAAATTCTCTAATTGTTGCTGGAGATCTATCACCATTTAAAGCTACAATCATGTATTTTAATCTGGTTGTTATTTCCGTTGATGCTTTTGGATTGATTCGTTTAAGACCAGCCATTTCTTTCTCAATTGCTTTTTGATCACCTTGTGTTAGTAATTTAAAAGTAACTGAAATTTTAGATGATGGTAATACAAATTCAAACTCGTTTTTACCTTTTACAAATAAATTTTCATCTAATGGTTTAGGACTAAGTGTTGTTAAGTCAACAACAATATCTTTTTTAGTACCAGTGTCTGGGTCAGTGTATTCAAACTCATAGTCTTTACCATATCCTAAGATACGAGCGGCTACTAATAATGAGTTAGCGTCACCTACTAATAAGTCATTGTATTTAACATCTGATACGATTAATGACTGTAATAACTTGTCTATAACAATATTTTGATTGATATAGTTTACGTTAGTTAAAATGTCTTCTTCTTTAGCAGTCATATACTTCATTTCTATAGTACCTGATGCTAATGGTGAGTCAGATGGATAAATTAATCCTTTAGATGGTAATTCGATTTGTTCTGTGGGAAACTTTGATTTTTGTTCCATAACGTTTTTATTGTTTTATATATATAAATATATAAGAAAAAAAGAAGCCATCCAAAAGGATGGCTTAATTTTAAAGTATGTTTTAGATTAGTAGTTTAAGATACAATAATCCATAGCAATTGTAGTTGAAAGGCTGATGTAAGCTTCATTTGCCCAATCATATTCACCAAAGTTTGCTTCTTTAACATAAGCGCCTTTGATAATCCATTCACCCACTACATCACCAACTGGTCCTAAGATATCTAAGCGTAAATCTTTTTTATAGAAATCGCTATAACCATCTCTACCGGTTACTGATTCATGTGCTAAACGAGCCCATTCCATTACTGCTTGTGCACCAGATGGAGCTACTGGATCATATAATTCTAAAGTCATATCGTTCCATCTAACTTTACCTTTTACTTTACGGTAAACGTTGATATGATCTAAAATGATTTCACCAGCGTTGAATGATGGAGAAGATGCTTTTTTAATCATATAAGAAGGAATACCATCTATATACATTATAAAGCGATTCTGAACCTTAGGTTCAAACGCGGTAAACATTATTTCGTTAGGGTCTAATACTGCCATTTTATTATGTGTTTAGTATAAATATTAATAATTATGGTTTTTGTGCAACTGATTGATCAGATTGTTTTTGATTTTTAAAATCCATATCTGATTGCATTTTGTTTAAGTAAACTAAAACTTGTTTGTAATTAGGATCATTTGGTACGTTTGATTTTAAAACGTCTTTATTAGTGATCATAAATTTCATTAACGCTTCAGCTACACGAGCAAAATCTTTTTTACTACTAACTGAACGTAGTATATTTTTTAGTGATGAAGTAACGACAGCAACTGCCTTATCAGCAGCTGCGTCGTCTTTAAACTCTTGTAATTTTTTATTATTCATATTTTATAGATCTAATTATCCACCAAATTCTACACCTGTAGGTAAGATGTTGAAGTCTAACAATATAAATTCAGCTGTACGAGTTGGTTGTAAATAAATTTGACCAACTAATTGATTTCTATCAACTACATCTGGTGTGTTATTAGTTTCATCCATTACTACTTTAAACGCGTATAAACCTTGACGTTGTTGTACACTTTCTAAGTACGGAGTAACTTGAGATAAGAATTTATTTCTTGTTACAGTTGTATTTTGTTCAAATATTAATGTTTTACCTACATTACCAATGTAACGTTTTAAACCAATTAACAATCTACGAACGTTGATACGATCTAAAGCACTTGCTTTTTGTTGTAAAGTTTTCTGACCAAATGCTGTTACACCTACGTTAGGGAATGTAGCGATTGGATTTACTTTACCTGCGTACAAGTTATCACGGTTAGTTGGAGATAATTTTCTTTCTGCTTGAATTACACCACCTAAACCACCACGGTTTAAACCTGCTGGAGCGAACCATTCAGCACTTACGTTATCGTTAAATGCATAAACACCCGCCATAACTGTTGATGTAGGAACCCAAACTAATTTACCAGTTTCTTGAGATACTACTTCAACCCAAGGCCAATAAGCACCTGCATAGTTAGTATCCATACCTTGTGCTACTGATGTTGGTGTACCAATTGTTGAGTTATAAGGTACTAAGTCTGTAATATAAAAATAATCACCTCTTGATTCAGCGTTAGAGATAAAATCTGCAACTGCTGAGTGTTGATTTTTAATCAAACCTGGAGTGATTAATAATTCGTAATCGTATTCATCTTTGTTAGCTAAGATATTACTTGCTGTAGCATACATACCACTAGTTAAACCTTGTGTAGTACTGCTAATATTACCAAATAATGAATTACCAATATAAGGAATATCATTACCTGCACCACCAGCGAATGAACCACCATAAGAACCAGAACCAGCAAAT